TTAGCATCAATGCGAACATCTTCCGTACCTGCGGTATGGAATGCGATTGTATTTGCAGAAGGAACACGAACACCTGTTGTACCAGTTGAATCTAAATTTAAATTACCAGAGATAATTGGAGTTGTTAGAGTAACACTAGGTGCAATCTGTGAGCTAACAATATTACCGCTAATCTGAGTGTTAGCCACCGATGTGATTTGAGAGCTAATGATATTGCCGCTAATCTGAGTATTGGCAACAGAAGTAATCTGTGAGCTAATGATGTTGCCACTAATCTTTGTGTTTGCAATAGAAAGAATTTTGTCACTTGTAATTGCAGTAGCACCAATAGAGTTGGCAATATCAACACCACTTGTATTAGCAAAGAATAGTGTAGCACCAGTATTACTCTTAATACTGAAGTTATTATCCGAATCTAGTGTAATCGAACTTACTGTTATTGAACCGGCCATATTATATTGTCTCCAAAGCCACGATGCGGGCGGTTAGTGCGTTGATTTTTTCGGCTTTTGTGTCGTTAAACAGCATTTAACTGTTCCTCAGTAGGTCTAGCAAGGGTTGGGTGTTCCCACTTGGCTATGTAATCGCCTTTGCCGTCAGAATCGTTTTGTAAGCGTATGGTGTCCATGAAGTCTTTATCTTCAAGTTGTGGATATAGAGTTTTGATTTTTTCGTATAGTGTCATTTATGCACTCCTTACCATTGCGCCATTAAACCAAGTTGAAGCAGTGCCAGACGTATTAAAAGTTGGAGAAGTTGCTGATATATATCCATACAACTCTACATAATCAGTTGTGCCATTAAAATACACAATAGATGAAATAGTCAAAGAAAGTATACTAGAAGGACTATCAACTCCTCTTCTGTATTCAGCACCATTTTTATAAATTGCAGTTACTGCTCTTATCATTGAAGTTCCAGTTATGCTTAAACCTCCATTTATTTGATAATAACCAGAAACAGTTGGAGTAAATCGATTAGATGCAAAATTATTATTTGTATCAAATTCTTCTACTTGCAAAGAAACTTTTGTCCATGTTGAATCCGATATTGATTGAGAAGCATTGTTATAAGCACTAAACGCTGGGCCATTACCAACCACATTAGTACCTAAACCCGCTTGTGGTAATCCAGTTGCATTAGTTAACACCAAAGCCGAAGGAGTGCCTAGTGCAGGTGTTGTTAAAACTGGACTAGTTCCTAATACAACCGCACCAGTACCCGTAGAAGTTGTTACTCCCGTACCACCAGAGGTAACAGGTAGAGCGTTAGCCAATGTCACCACTTGCGATGAACTTATGCTCAATCCGGTAACACCAGCAGTTTGAATTGCTACTGTGTTTGCTGATGGTAAATAAAGTTTTGATGTTGCAGTAGCATCTAGGCTAACATTACCACTAGTTGGTCTTAGACCACTTGAGTCAATGAAAGCAACGGCAGTATTCGCAATCTTTAACGCAAGATTGGAATCAGCATTTATACTATCAACTTTAATTGTGCCGGCCATAGTTTCTCTTTATATTAATCTTTTATTTATGATGGTTTTGGATACTTAGTTTTAACGGCTTGAACTTTTGCCATCATCTCAGCGGCGGCATCGCCACCTTTCCATAGTGCATCTAACTGGTCACCAATGAATGGATATTCCGCTTGGCGTTTAGCTATGTATGTATGAGCATCAATATAGGCTTGAACTATTGTATTGTTGTATGTGATTGGGTTGCCATTATCATCAAAAGCATCATCACCACGGATAGTAACAACATTTGGATGGGTTGCAATAATAGCTTCGTGTTTGTTCATCCTGCAATCTCCAATAAAGTCATTGTTGAACTTGTACTATCTCGTTGAACAGTCGCAGTAGGTCCCGCACTTTGAGGTCTAAAGTAAATAGCGTAAGTAATAGCTGAAGTGGTTGATGGAGAATCCAAATAATTAACACTTGGTCCTGTACCAATCCAAGTATTTCCAGCATTACCTGTGTAAACGGGACCTTGGTTTGAAAACTGAACAAGGTTTGTTGCATCTCTGAAAAGAGCGTGAGCAACGCCCGTATTATTGACACTACTCGCTACATCACCACCAGATGCAAAAATTAAAATTTTGCTATTTGTGCTTGATGGTGTAATTGATGCTGATAAACCTGTTGCAACAAAAGTTCCTCCAGACGTAGTAGTTTGTGTGAAATAATTAGTATTTACTGCTTGCAAAACCGTACCCGCAGGCAATCTAGCTTTTGGTAATGTACCAGAAGTAACTAAAGTAGCATTAGCGGATCCAATTTGTGCAGCTTGGATTAGACCAGTCAACTGTGTATTTGCAACAGAAGTAATCTGAGCCGCAGTAATGTTACCAGTAATCTGAGTGTTTGCCACATTAGCAATTTGAGAAGCTGTGACTAAACCTGTAATTGCAGTATTACTTACAGTACCATTTGCACCAATCATCTTAACACCAGTATTGCTATAAATGCCAGAGACATTCATGGTAGCAATTTGAGATTGCTGTACGTTTAATGTGATAAACGCATTATCTGTATCAATCGTATCAACTATTAATTTACCAGCCACGGTTATATCCTTTTAATCTACCTGGAACTAAATTAAATAATTCCCTGTCTTTAATGTCTTGTTCTGTAACAAAATAATTTTTTGTACCATCATTCATGTGTTTACGACCAACATTATATTTATTTCCTTTATTACGAATAGAATTTTCTAATTTCCATTCTTCAGTATGTTTATATCCAGATGGTCCCTTGTTACCTCTACTTCGAATAGAATTTTCTAATTTCCATTCTTCAGTATGAGTTTGAAGCCCTTTTTTGCCTTTATTCCAAGGAGTTCTACCCATAAACTTTTTAATGGTTTCTTCGGAATGTTTTCTACCTAAAGAATCTTCAGACATTTTCTTTTTTCTTTCATCGGAATATGTACCACCTTTATTCCAAGGTGTTCTCCCAAGATGTTTTTGTCTAGTTTCCTCACTAATAACAGTACCTTTTTTGGAAGGCGGTTCACGACCACCAGTAACAATATTCAAACATAATTTATCTTCTTGTAACAATTCTTTTGTTACATATTTAGATTCAAGTTCAAAAATATAATCTGTTTTGGAAATACAAAGAATTTCATATTTGAAAATTTCAGTACCATATTTTTTAACTTGATTTTGTATTCTTGTACCAGAACCCCAATACAATTTACCATTTCTTGTTTCTTGTGTCACACCTCTATGCTTACCAACATAATACTCCTCAGTATTTTTATTAGTAACTTTATATAGATGTGATACATTATCCATTAAAATATTGTCCAAGTACTGTTATTGGAAACTTGGACCGTTACCGAATTCGCTATTGTTAAAGGGCCGGCAGAGGATGCATTATACCCTGTTGTAATCGTGCAATTTTGTGTTAATGTAGAAGCATTTATTCTGACTATACCATATGTATCTGCGGCCAAATAAGGTGTGGTTACGACAGAACCACCAAGGTAAATAACTTCAATGTTATCTGTTGCACTTGGCGGTGCAGTTGTAAAAACTATTTGACCATTGATTACTGCATATGAATCAGTCTTCTGTTTAACACCAGTAATAAAGACTAATACAGATGCTTCATTGCCATACTCATATGACAAATTGAAAGTTGTGGTTGAGCCTGTTCCTGAAAAGAACTGACTTCTGATTGCACCACTTACCGGTTGATTGCCAAGATATGCCAAAATATTTTCCTATGTTATACTGTATTTATGTCGATTTTGGATACTTAGTTTTAACTGCTTCACACTTTGCTAGATATGCAGTTAACTTAGTTTCGTCACCTTTAGATTGATGATATAGTGCATCAGCCAAATCTGTGAGTGGTGGATATTCTGATTGTCTTTTTGGTATGTATGCATTGGCATCAATATAGGCTTGAACTGTGGCTTCGTTATAAGCAACAATGTTCTCATCTTTGTCATAGGCAACATCACCACGAATAGTAACAACGGTTGGATTAAGTTTGTATATAGCTTCGTGTTTCATGTTGCGTACTCCGTAACTTCGGCAGAAATTAAAGTATTACCAGCTTGAGCAACTAATCCACCAGTATGATGGACATACCATCCACCACTTCCACGGGTACCTTTTTTCAGCCATAGTTGATATAATATTGATTGGCCTAGTGTATAAGATGGTGTATCAACCATAGTGATAGTTCCAACTTTATCAAACCAAGAATCATTATATTGGTTTTGGACATACATACCTTCTACTGAATAACTACTAGATGATAGTGCAGTATTAGCACCACCATTAACCGAGTTATAAATCATTACACTACCACCAAAATTATCTGATTGTGGATTTATATGCATAACAAATCCGTAAAACGATATTACAAATTTTGATGCTGCTAATTTTGGTGTTATTATTAAATTTAATATTCCAGAAGTAACATAAGAAGTAGAAGTTGTAGTTATTCCACCTGTACCAGTAGTATTTGCTGTTACAATTTGAACTACAGAACCGGCAGGTAATCTAGCTGTAGGTAATGTACCAGAAGTAACTAAAGTAGCATTAGCAGATCCAATTTGTGCAGCTTGAATCAAACCAGTCAGTTGTGTATTAGCAACCGATGTAATCTGAGCCGCAGTAATATTACCAGTAATCTGTGTATTAGCAACTGAAGTAATCTGTGAACTGATAATGTTACCAGTGATTGCAGTATTCGCAACACTTACCGCATTATTTGTTGCAGATGTGATAACACCACTAGCATCAAATGTTAACGAAATGGTATTAGCGGAGCCACCAACGGTGACTGAAGTTATATTATTCGATGTTGCGAATAAGGAAGGTGAAACCCGAGTTAATGCCACTTTATGTTCTCTCTATTAGTCTTTTATTTATAACAGTTAATTCAATAGTCTTTATAGGCCAACTTTTGCTTTGAGTGCCACAATCTCTGCGGCTTGTGCGTCAGCAAGTGCTTTGAGTTCTTGGATTGCTTTAACCAAAGCAGGAATCATTTTGGTTTCTGTAATTTTTAAATTTTCTTCTTGTTCATCATCAGCAATTAAAAAATCTTTCTCAGCCGTGCCATATTCTTTTTCTAATGCAATAACATCTTGTGATAAAAATCCAATTTGTGTTTTAGTTCCTTTTTTACTTCCGTCTGGTGTTTTGTCATCATATCTATCACGCTCGTCCCATTTGAAAGTAACAGGTTTAAGTTTATTTACAAAATCCAATCCGTATGTTGCTGGTGCAATATCTGTTTTATCTCTAGCATCAGAAGTTACTGTCCACGCCACTTTAACATAAGCATTACTAACAAAATTATGACCCATAACAACTCTGTCAACTTCAGTAGTGGCATTAAAAATTGAATAGCCTCTACTTGTATAATCATTTATTAAAGTAAGACCCTGTCCTGTAGTTACGTTGTAACCAGAACCATTACCAATGGCTACGTTATATTCGCCAGTAGTATTGCTATAAAGACAGTTATAACCAACACCGACATTGTATCCACCAGAAGCACCAGCCCCACCAGCCGCAGTTGCTTGGTTCATTGCTTGATAACCAATAGCCGTGTTGTAAGAAACTGTTGTGGCATTACGCATCGCACTTTGGCCTACTGCCGTATTCTGCGTCCCTGTTGTCAAAAGGTTTAAATTGACACGACCAACACCAACATTACTTGTTCCTGAAGTGGTTGTAGCCATACAACCAGAACCAATGGCAACATTATCTCCACCAGTCACACTTGATGTTACACCACCTGCTTGATAACCTAATGCTGTATTGTTACTTGCTGTTGTATTTTTTTGTAGTGCTTGATATCCTATTGCAACATTATTTGCACCACTGGTACTAGTTTCCATTGCTTGGCGACCGATTGCAATATTTGCATCACCAGTACCTACTGCACCACCCATAGCATAAGAACCAATAACAACATTTGTACCAGCGGTTGTCATGCTTTGTGCGGCACGCTCACCAATAATTGTGTTACTTCCACCAGTTGTAATTGCCGTACCAGCGTTGTATCCAAAAGCCGTGTTTTCGCTACCAGTTGCAACTTTTAATGCTTGATAGCCTACTGCTGTTATGTAAGTGTTGGATGTATAAGCCGCTTGATAGCCTATTGCTACACTACTGTTAGAGGTACTATTAGTTTTTAATGCTTGATATCCTATACCAACATTACCTGCACCAACAGTATTTCCATTAAGTGCTTGATAACCAAATGCTTGATTGTTATATCCTGTGGTTAAAGAATATAGTGCTTGATATCCAACTGCTTCATTTGCAGCTAACGCAACATAACCTGATGTGCTGTATAATGCTTGATAACCTATCGCAACACTACCAACAGTAGTGGTGTTATTATATAATGCTTGATATCCAAGTCCAACATTACTTGTACCAGTGCTATTTGTGTATCCTGCTTGAGAGCCAACAAAGACATTTGGTCCTGCTGTTGTGAAATATCCTGCTTGATATCCAATTGCTACAAGGTTTGTACCTGTACTGTTTGTGAATAAAGCACTACTACCCAATGCGGTAGAAGTTGCTACTCCGCCACCACCAGAAAATCCTGTTGTTCCGTCTAATACTAATGGCATATTATCTGTTCTCCAGCGCCACGATACGGGCGGTTAGTGTGGTGATTGTTTCGGCTTGTGTGTCTGTTTTGGCTTCAAGTGTTTCAATTCGTGCCATTGCTTCTTGTAAAGCCTTTACTGATTTCATGTAAAGAATGGAATACTTAACTTGTTTTGTTGAAGTGCCTAAATTCTCAATAGTTCCATCTTCATTTCTTACGGTATCAGGTGCTTCATCAACTAAGTTAGGTGAAGTTTGTTCTAATTCTTGAGCAACGACACCTAAAAAGTAAGGCGCATTAGGGTTGGCTTTTACATCATCAATTAAACGATATTTGCGAAATTTAATTGCTTTAATGTCACCCCATTGTGAAGTGGCATCGCTAATATCCTGTTTAATCTTAATGTCAGAAAGTGCGTTGTATGTACCAGTTCTATTAGATATTGTTCCGCTTGAATAAATTACTAACTTTTGATTAGTTGTATCAGAACAATACAAGAAACCATAGTCAGTATTAGCAGGTGCCGCAGCTGAATAAATAATAGACATACCGTAAGGTGTGCTTGCGTGGGAATTTGTTAAGACTAAAACTGAAGTTGCACTCGCAGATGTAACAGAAAGTTTATAACTTGGTGTTACCCCAATCCCTAAATTACCATTGGCGTCAAGCATCATTTGTGAGCCATTAAATTTCATGGCTACTTGTGCGCTACCAGCATCATTCTCAGCAGATAAGTTTAATGTTCCGCTTGAATCAGTTACTCTTAAATTGGCATTTGTGGCGGCTCTGATATAGAGTTTTGAATTAGGTGTAGCACCAATCCCTACATTCTGTGAAGAATCTATATAAACAGCATTAGTGCCGTTAGTAGACAGGCCTAAAGAGTTAGCCGCAGGAAGATACAATCCATTACCAGTAGCAGATGAGCCAGTAGGAATTAATTTTGTTGCTGATGCTGTTCCTACAAATGTGGAATTCTGTGAAGCATCTATTGTTAAAGCCGTAGCACTAGAGGACTGAAATGCTAATACACCAGAATTATCAGGAGTAATAACTACGCCTGCTGATGTTGATGCGTTTACCGTTGCTACCATTTTATATTACCTGTTGTGATATTTGTTGTAGTCATTTTTATCCCTTTGGATATTTTGCCTTAACCGCTTGGCAGTCGGCAATATATTTAGCAATCTGTGCTTGGTCATTTTTGGCTATGCCGTCTAAGTAGTCAGTCATGGGAGGATATTCTTTTTGGCGTTTTATTGCATAGGATATTTGAGACAAACGTATTTCTTCTGCAACTTGTAAAGCACTAATTTCTTGGGCTGTTAAATCAACTTGCGTGGATTCACCAGTTTGGACATTTACTACGATTCTGTGTGTCATGTTGTTTACTCGTAAATGATGTTGATTGAGCCAGTATCAAAAGTGTCTGTGCCGTTGACTGTGGTAATTCGAACACGGTCTAAAGTGCCACCAAGAGAAAGTTGTCCCGCACCTTGCCAAACTCTAGAATTAGAATAATTGTTAAAAACAGTTGTACCAATCCATATATTGCTTCCTAATGATGTGAAAACATAGTGACCATTTAGTTCGTCTGCCGCCAAGTCTGAACGCATTAAAAAACCGCTAGTAATGGAATCAACAACACAAGTATTTGAACCATAAATTAAAGAGCACGTAGACTTATATCCACTTGTAACTACTCCGCTAGATGTTCCTAATTGAATTTGTTTGTTTGAAGCGCCATTTGTACCCGTTCCATTAAACATCACAGTAATCCGTTTTACCCAAGTTGGCAAAGAAGTAAAGTCAATACTAGTTCCGCTTGTAGATGCAACAGTAGTACCAGAAGTAATAACACTAGAATTCATTGAGCTTACTACAGCGCCAGATATAGTTGGACTTGTCAGAGTCTTATTAGTCAGAGTATCCGTTGTTGCCTTACCAACCAAAGTATCCGTTGTTGTTGGTAAAGTTAGTGTAGGCGTACCTGCTACCGCTGGTGCAGTTATCGTTACTGCACCGGATGTGTCGCCTGAAATTACTACTGAAGCCATTCTTATTTCCTATCCAATGTTTTTTTCACAGTACAACCCATCTTGAGTTTGCACTAATAGTCACAGTATTTCCACTATTAATTGAAATTGGGCCAACAGAAAGTCCACCATTATTTGCGGCAATAGTTACATTTGAACTGATTGTTAAACCATTATATGCTATTACATGAGTATTTTGAGAATCACTATATTGACCTCCTGCACCTGAAGCTAATTTGATAGCGGTAATCGAACCGTCAGCAATATCAGCGGTAGCAATTGCACCGTCTTGTAGAATACCACTTGTAATTTTTTGAATTGGCATTTAGTCTTTACTCTTTGTATTATTTATACTTGTTGTGCGGCTACTTGTGCTTGATATGCGGCTATGACTGCTTGTGTCCATGCGGCATTACAAATTGCAACTACATTGGCTGGTTGACCAGTTAAATCTTGACCAGGTGTTAAGCTTGAACGGTGATATGTTTTAGCAATTTCATCACCGTCTTTTAGGATGCGTGTTGCTTCCCGATACAGCACTATGCCGTTTTCGGTTACTGTGATTTGGTCGATGACTTTGGTTTCTGTGAATGTTGACATGGTATTTTTCCTTTTAATCTACGTTCATTGCAATTACGGCTCTATAAGATAAGTTAGTTGTCCATACAGGATACCCACCCGTTAAACTTTGTACTGCGCCACTGGTTCCAAATATATTCATGCAGTAATTAACTCCAGTTCCAACACACTCTCTAGCAAGACCGCCATATTGGGCGCTATCTTTAGTGTTAAATGGAACACCTGTAAAGTTGATAAGACCACCACCACTACCAGCACTAGTAATAGTAATTGATGCATACAATATGACAACATTTCCTATTTTTGTATAAGCACCAGTATTAGCAAATGTTGCAGAACCTGATGCCGCAGTTGCTACAGGTGTCCAAGTCCCTTCCTCATAATCATCCAATGTGTTTGCGTTAGATGATGCTGATTGGCTTGCAGGAAATGTGATACCAGAACCGCTTGTAGATGGTGTAGCACCACCAACACCAATAACACCAGTGACGGAAACATTACCGTATAGTGTAGGATTAGAAGTAATTTGTGAACTTGCAATGTTACCAGTAATCTGTGTATTAGCCACCGATGTAATTTGCGAACTAATAATGTTACCAGTGATTGCAGTATTCGCTACTGAGATTGTACCAGTTATCTGAGTGTTAGCCACCGATGTAATCTGTGAGCTAACAATATTACCACTAATTTTTGTGTTCGCAACTGAAACAATTTTCGCATTAGTAATAGAACCATCTGCGATTTCTGTTGCGGTAACTGAACTTGCCTGTAATGCAGTAACAGTTGAAGTTGTTCTAAATCCGATATGTCTTACTACAACATTCGCACCATTATCTGGTGTGCCAGTGAAAGTAATTGTGCTGCCAGACAAAGTGTAATTTGTTGGTGCAGTTTGAATAACACCATCAACTGAAACTATAATAGAGTTTGCAGATGCAGGTGCTTCGGTAAGTTCTACTGTTGTTCCTGTACCATTTGCAGTAACGGCATCAACAGTAAATTGTTTAATATTGTTTGCGAGTTTTGCATATGTGATTGAGCCATCTGGAACAAATGCATAGTTCGATATGCCAGAACCACGGTAAATAACATATATGTTATTAGTACCTGATCCTGGTGCTTCTGTAAAAGTTAAAGTATTACCATTGACTGAATATGCAACGGTTGGTTCTTGTGTAACATTCTCAACAACAACATCAATATCTGTTGGAGATACAACCTGTCTTGCAAGAGTAAATGCTGTGGCTGAACCGGTGCCACTAAATCGCTCAGCGTCTAACTGAGGAACACTAGCTCTTGTTGGGTCGTAACCAGGTGCGACTGCGCCAATGTATGCCATTTATGTACCTTATGCTATTTCTAGTAAACTTGCGATTACGTCCATCGAACCGTTGGCGCTTGTTGTTACTTTTAAAACATCTGCAGCCTGTAAAACAACTTTTTGGTCTCCGCCGATTGGGACAAGAGTAGACCCTGTTAATATTGGTGCGTTGGAAATAATAGAATAATCAACGGCCGAGCGAGTCAAATACACATTTGATGTGACTGTACCGGCCGATTTGTTTGAAAGTGTCAACCCAATAAGAGTTGTTTGTGTAGCAGAAGGACAAGTGTAAATTGTATTACCACTTGTTACAATATTTGCTGCTACGTTTGATTTGAAGGT